TTAGCTGCCCATAACAAAGTATTTGAGCAAAACGTGCGTCTTGGTTTGTAGGACGCACAAACGGAGTTGGTTGGAACCAAGTCTCAGTGTGAGCTACAAGTCTCAAATATTTTGTGTTAAGGAAATAAAATGCTTTAGCTTCGCAGTTGTCATCAAAGGTTACTGGAGCACCTTTAAACAACAAGTTTTGAAAACCAGCGTCAGCAACTTCTGCGCTTGTGTAGCGCAACTGTGGCTGAAGCAATGATTCATATTTTTCGTAACGTGCTTGATCACCAAATATGATTGTCGGCTGGTCATTACCAACTGAAATCGTATTGTACATACTGCTCATAGCAGTAAGAGTCAATGCAGCGTTACCATGGTTTGTTTGCGTTGGTTGCCACCAAGCATTACCAGCAGCACCAGGATTGATACCACCAAGAGTGCCACCAGCAACAACTTGCTGTATACCACTAAAGTCTTTGCCACCGTTTCCAGCGCCATCACCCCACAACATAACGTTCATGTTGTCAATAATGGTTTGTTCGGTCTGCATAATCTTGCCCTCAAGAAGGTCAATGATTTGTGCTTCACCGTTGTTTTTTGCTTCTTCAATACCCGTAATGGTTACTGTTGCTGCGTACTGTTTCCAGTCATATTCAGCAGCACTAATGCCATCTTGAGCAGTAACAGGAATTACATCAGCACCGCTATATGAAGCAGCAGTTGTGTTCTTTCCATAAATAATAGGGACAACGATCTTTGCGCCGCCACTTATACGCCGAATGGTCTGACCATTGGTAAGCGCATAAAACAGTGGACGAGCAGCAAAAACGTTATCAGCCAATTTTGGGACATAATTTTTGAGCGTTGTACTCAAAATTTGATCAAAGTCTGCGTTTCCAGCCATTTGATCCTCCTTAGTTAGTTGTTAAGTCTTGTTTTGCTTGCTGATAAGCATCCCGAATTGAACTAACTGAAGTAGCAAAACTTTTACTAATAGTGTTTTCTGTGCTACCAGAACCAGGTTCGATAACCGCTGCCGCACGCTTTTCATCCACAATCGCAGAATTTTCGTTCTCTTTACTAACCGCCGCACTTTTCTGATCATAAGTCATATGTGCAAAAGCAGCATCAAGATTTCCAATATTGTGTTTTAAAGCATGAGAATAAAGAACACTTTCATCAATATCTGTTTGATACTTTTCTTTCAGTCCGTTCATTTCTTTCTGCAAATTAGTCTGTCTTAAAGCACGATCTTGTTCTTCAATGGAAGACTCAATTCGTCGCAAGCGCACTTCATCTGGGTCCAAATCTTCTATCTCATTATTAAGATCAGTGTTTTGGTTATCCACGCTAATCCCAAAAGCGTCAGCCAAAGCCGACACAGCACTTCTAGGATCAGACTCTAATGCTTGGACGATTGCCTCTCCTTGAGACAACCTTTCGCGTTCTGCCGCCAACTCTTGCGTTTTACGGGTGTAATCAGCTTGACGTTGGTAGCCATTTCGTAATTCATCAACAGAAACTTGCATTTCCTCACCATCAATTTTGACAGTGTGCATTTCTCCGCTTTCAGTATCACTAGAAACGTTAGGGGTGCTGGTATCCAGTCCCATCATTTCATTATTCATTTGGAATCCTTTCGGGTATTCCTACTTGACACTATAAGTGTCTCGATCTATAAATTAGGTAACTCTACTCCCATTTGATTCTGGAGTTGTGTAACCAATTCTGGTGGCACACCTCCAGTTGCTTCAAAAACTTGATCTGGAATTGGGCCAGGACCCATACCACCACTCATAGGGGGAGGAGCCATTCCGCCTTCTGGCGGCATTGCTTCCTCAGGAGGCATTTCTCCTTCAGGTGGCATTTGTGGTTGTTGCTGCATAATGTAACGATCAGCATCTTGAATACCAAAACCATTAGACAAAACATGTTTAGCTAATTCCACAGGATCAACAACAGTACCAACAAGTGGTGCCATAGCGTTCATTAACGATATGGCTTGTTGTCGTCTAGCAGTTTCGTTGTAAGGCTGAGTAGATCCGCCTTCAACAGAAAAATCGTATTCACCAATTATGTCATCTCGTGTGTATGCGACATAAAACTTTTGATCATCTTTTCCTGTTATGCGAACCATTTGAGCATCAGTCATAAACTGCTGCATCAACTGCATAACCATACGAGCAACTTCAGAAATAGAAATTTCTACAACAGCAAGTTTGTCTGCTGCACGAGCATTACCAGCATCAACAATAATGCTTGCTTCAGTAGCAGTACGCCTAGTTTCAGGCATTTGACCACGAGCATATTCTGAAACACCACTAACAGTATTAATATCACTTTCAATAATGTTTGAATGGTTATACATTTCAGGAGCTAAAGGTGTTTGAGCTAAAGGAATAACTACACCATTTAAATCACGGTTTTCATCAATGACAGGAACAAAACGTCCATCTTCATCAGATTCTAAAGCTTCACGGCCTTCAGGCCCAAAAGAACGCTCATGGTAAAGATACTTACGTGCATAACGTTTTCTGTGATTCACCATTTGAGAACGAGTTTTGTTTAACTCTTCCTGCAAAGACTCAATAGATTCCAAATCACCCATAGGGTAAAACATGTCAGGCACATCATAATTTCGCATCATCACAAAAGGATGACCAGAATGATATGGCATAGGTTGAGGATCTAAAAGAAAATCGTCACCACTAGCAGCGCATACAGAAATCGTGCCATTAACAAGATCATAGTATTCGTAAAGAGTTACACGATTACCAGGGTTAGCGTATTCTTCTCGTTCATTATCGTTTTCCCAACGGTAACGAACTCCAGAATCAGCTTCAAGATTCATACGAACAGATCGTTTATATCTTTTATCTTTTTTAACTTCATTTAAAGGACGAACAATACGTTGGGCAATCCAACGTGCGTCATCTAGGTTTGTAGCTTCTGGATCAACGAACATATCAAACGGAGAAACCCGTTCAACAAACACTTGATCTTCTACAACTTCCATCTTTTTTCTAGGTAACGCATCTAAAACATCTTGATCTGATGGCAGATCATTTATCATTTCTGGATTGTCGTAAGAAAATTGTTCTACTTCTAAACTTGCTTCATCGTATTCTAAAGCAAACTCTTCAGGAGTTAACTCCCGTTCTTGCTCAACAAAACGCCAACCAACTTTCATCCAGCTATGACCAATAATTAAAAAGTCTTTAACTGCACGTCGGAATGGTTTGCGATAATCGTGATGTCGCCACAAATAGTTAACTACTGCTTCAACAAAGACGGCTCGATCTTCGTCACCTTCTTGGTTTGCACTAACAGTAATTTTTGGGTGGTTAACGGCAACAGATGGGGCCATTACGTTGATAGTTGAGAAAGCTAGGTTGACAGAAATTCTGTCTTGAGTAATGTTTCCTCCGTAGCCTCCGCCTATTGAAGGTTCATTAAAGTAAGTTTTTCCACGATATAAATCAATCATCCGATGCCATTTGGCATCAAAACCTTCTTGGCTTCGCCATCGGAAAGCTAAATTAAGATGTTCTTTAGTTTGAGTAAACTGTTCTGATTTAGAAAATCGTACCATGTTTATACCCAACGCCTGCCTACATATTGAGGTTCATGCCCTGCGGCTTTTGCCTCGGAAATAACTTTGTTTTCTCGTTCTTTTAAACTCATGTGCTGTTCGTCAACGGGCAGTCTTGCACGATGCAAAGGACCTGTAGATCCAAGAGTCATAACAACACCGTTAACTTTACAATGCCATTCCCATAGATCGTCTAACTCATCGTCGGGAAGAGGCCCTCTCTTCCCGACGATGAAAGCACAGTATTCATCTTTTGTAGCATTTTTAGGTATCAAGTGCTGCTAACTGAACCATCAGGCTGTTTGCTAGCAGGAGCAACAACACCACGCACACCTTGTGGGCTTGGAGGAGTATCACGCACTTTCATACCTTCACCCATATGCCCAGGATGAACATTGTTTTTAGGTCCAAAATTTGGAGAGTCTTCTTGAGCGCCACCTCGTTCTACTGGCCCATTGTAAAGTTGTGCGTCGTTCAGTTTCATAGTTTCACCCATGCCTGAAGCGTTGTATCTACGATTACCCATAAGGGTCTCCATTTCTAGATATGTTCTATGAACTAATTAAGCTGTTCCACGAACATTATTGGTTCCAATGCTATCTGTAAACTTGTTTGGCGAATTAGTTTGTCTCATCCACCAATCAAAGGTATACGTATCGTCAACTTTTTGCACGTATTCAGGTATAAAAGCATATTTTCTCATTTGATTAGCTAAAGCTAAAGCCATAACACGGTCATCGTGAGGAGAGCCAGACATACCTCCACGTTCGTTACGCACATAGGTGCGTAACTCAGCAAACGTATGCTTATCTCTTAAAATAAGTTCTTCATTACGTAAAGCAGCAGAAAGATCATCAATCATTAAAGGCTTAGAAGTACGAGTAGTTTTCCAACCGTATTCTTGAGATTGTTTATTAGTTTGACTATTCAATGAACGCCTACGAAAAAGATTAGGGTAGCCAAGTTGTCTTAAACCAACAATAGTTGTTAAACCATGATTATTAGACTCCACGCAACATAAAGCGTTTCCATACCAAATACCAAGATTGTATACTTCATATGCCAATTCATCAGGAGGTATGCGACCATGCCAAACAGCAACTTGTTTACAGTCTTTAGCGTCAAGTATTTGAACACATGAATAATCTCCGTGCCCTAAACCTTCAGCCGTGTCCACGCCAAGGACGTATCCGCTCCACCTTTGAGGTTTTTCCCAAACAGTTAACATCTGAACTCCAACACTCTAGGTTCAAGTTCATGTAAGTAGCCTTCTTGACCAGCTTCAATATGTATTTCCATACTTTGCAAAACATCCAAATCAAAAACAGGGTTACCTGATTTAATAAATGCTTCTTCTGCCGAAGAGGGATACTCCTGGGCAAGCTGCCAAGGCAACATAGATTGTCTTTTAGATTCATACCAAGATTCATCTCTGTCCTCAGAAGCTCCCCAAGGGAAAAACATAGGATTAAAAAGATTGTTGCCAGTAGAAGCACCAACCCACAGATGATGAAAAAAGTTTCCTGAACCGTTAGCAGTACTTAAACCAATTATTTTACCGCCCGCATCAGCAACAGGTTCAATACTCGCCCAAGCTTCGGAAGGGTTGGGCAAAAATGCCCACTCATCCACAACCACAAGCGTGGCTGACTCGCCTCTGGCGGGGTCAGATGCTGAAGGCATCGAGGTGATTTGGGAGCCGTTATCGAACGCCATTCTTTGTTGGTGCTCGACCAAGGATTTAGGTCCACGTTGTATCATCCATTCAGGCAAATGTTTATGCCCATATTTAGTTTTACGGAGAAGAAGAACAGCTTCTCTCTCCGTTCGAGATAGATCAATAATGTTTTGGTCCTCACGAAAAAACGCTAACCAAAACTGATGTGCAGCCACCAAAGTTGTCCACCCAATCTGACGGGCTTTTAACGTAAGCGAATACCTATTTGTTTCCCAACGCTGAAGAGCTTCCGATTGAGCATTACGTAAATCAAACAAAAGCCGCCCGTGAGCAGGATGAGCAATATACCAGTAATTGCGAAGAAAATACGATTCATTACGAACACATTTTCTCCATTCAGCTTCCTGGCGCAATTCGCTCAAACGACTCATTTAACACCTCATATCTCTGCGTAGTGTTTCCCACTTAGACCACTGTTCTTCTGACCAACCCCAGTCAATGGTATTAAATAGTTGAGAACACTGGGGGCTATACCCCCAATTTTCTATAACAACAGTCTCTTTAACCTCATTATCTGTAGAACCTCCAAAAGGCCACCACATAATTAAAGGCATCATTGCTGCGCCTACAGCAGCAGCAATAGCAGCAAAAGACTTAATTAAACGCTTAATAGCGTTTTCCCAAACTACAGACTTATCAGCTAATTCCTCCAACGACATATATCCCCCTCATTGGCATGACTCACAAATTTCTGGGTTTTCTAACCCACACTCCAGAGGAGTGTCATCATCAAACGGGTTGTAACGCTCACCCATCATTTCTATTGGTAACTCGTCAAGCTTATCTTCTATATCCATTACCAGCTAAACCTTTGATTCATAATCTCCTGAACAAAATCCCGAGGATCTTGACGAAAAATATCGCGAGCCGCATCTTTATGATGATGAATATCGTCTAACTCGTATCTGAGTTCCTCACCGCTATCTCTATCTAACCCATCTAAAAATTGTTCTACTTCTTCTAAACGTTCAGTAAGTTCCACGTAGGCCCATGTCTCAATCGTAGATAACCTAGTCTCAAGACCTTTAAAATCAATACCTTCCAAAGCCCGCTCAATAGAATCAAGACGGCTAAGAACTACAGTAGGTTCCCCAATATCTTCCATATCTTCCTGCAACTGGACAATATCGGTAGACAACGTATTAATTTTATTTGAAACAGCAGCAGCATTCCACACAATAACGGCGCTCACTGAAGCCACAGTCATAATAAGCCCCAAAGTCAAACGACTTATACGAACCTGCTTAAAATCATTACTTATATCGTCCTCAGGCATTAATTACTTTTTCTTTTTAGTATTAGTCATCTTCTTACCAGTGCGCTTAGCCGCAGACTTAGCCGCCGCAACACCCTTCTTAGAATACGAATAACTTTTACCATTAACTTTAGGCATTGCCTTTACCACCTTTAATTAGTCTTAAACCAGCAACTTCTTGTTCTAGCACAGAAGCAAGCTCCTCATCACTAAAAGAAGCAATATCTCGCTCATCATCCACAACAAGCTTACGCTTAGGAGTGAACTTTTCAATATACTGCAAATACAATGACGCAGCCTTAACATCGCCATCAGAAGCCTGATGCCAAAGAGCATCAATGACGCTCTGAACCCTTTCAGGGTTAATGTTTAATTCTGCTGCACGACGATCCCACTCTTTAATGAAACGGTGATCACGTTTAATGCGTCTAACCGAATCTTCATGTATGTCGTTATCTGACGCCCAATCTCGTTGCGTACGAGGGCTGCGCTCAGGTCCAAGCAGAAGCCAATCCAGCAGGCTCTGCCACAGTTGTGGCATTACCTGTTGATTGTTTTCTTCGTCCCATTGCCATCCTTTTCCCCCACCGTTAGCTGGCATGTATGCGTCCTTTTTAGTCTTACAGTACATGTTAGCTGTCCCAAACGTACTACTGCTACATATTACAGTTATGTTACAGTTTTGTTCTTTTGAGGAATATTGTGAGGCAACGCTACACTATAATTCAGTACGTACTCAGTTCCATTTCTCTTCCCCAAGAAGAGAAATGATACTCAGTACCTAACTCAATACATAACCCCAAGTACAGCGCATACAGTTGCACCCAGTACCAGAGTTCTAAAAACTTGAACGCATTCTAAATGGTTATCTATACATATACAATACGCACGGGGGCACCCCCCTCGGGGGGGTGGGGGTGGGGTGGCTGACGGGGGTACTCCCTACGGGAGTAGTGGTCCGCCATGACGGGGCGCCGTACATGTACCTATGCGATGCGTCCGCTTGCGGCGTGTAGTGAGACCGTTGCCCCGTCTCACTGTCATTAATGAATGGGTGACGGCATGGTGCGGACTGAATGGGGGGCGGCGTGCTCAGTAATGGGGGAGAACGGACGGCTACGGCGTAGCGGCATCTGTTCGGGTAGTTGTGGGCTGATATGGGGGGGGGTGTTGTTATTGGGGGTGTCTTGGGAATATTTAATTATTTCTTTTCATGTCTGTTCTTCAGTGTCTAGGCGGGTTGGCG